ATTCTATCTGATAGTAATTTACCACCAAAAGAGTTGTCAAACCTTGTACCCACCTCAATTAAAACGCTCACTTCTTGACCGTATGATTGCTTACTACCCTCGCTTAATTCCGTTGAATTAAAAGTAGAAAGTAAAATATATGGTTCAGTCGCTGCTGCTAATACACTTGCCGAATCAAATACTGGAACTTCTTGTAGGTCTATAACGATTGCACCGCTTAACCTCTCGTAAAGTTTTTGTCTAATAAGTTCTCCGACATCTTTCATTCCACAAATTTACGATTTATTTACTAATCTTTTTAGCAATTTTTCTTATATCGTTTAAAAATACTTTTTTATATTTAATAAATGCTGGAATAAGAAATGGCTGTGCTTTCATAGTTCCTTTACCGTTTACATAAAACTGCATAGCATACGCTTCAAAGCCTTGTGGAACATTAACACCACTACCTGTACCAAACTCCACATAAGGAGCGTAAGGAGCAGCATTACCACCAAATGCAACTGTACCTGTTAATTGATTGTTTAAGTAACTTGTATTGCCTGAACCTCTTAAATAACCATCTAATACAGGAACATTAGCTACTGCTTCAGCGTATATTTGGTCAGTATTTCTAACCACTGAAGATTTAACCGATAATTCTGCTTCTTTAGAAACTCTTTTTAAACGATTTAATACTTGAGATGTACCTCTTACTTTCATTATACAACAATAAACTTGTTATCTTCAGTCATTAAGTTTTCGTAGAACTCGGTAATTAAGAAGAAAGTAGGGTCAATTAATCTTCCTAAAGTAGTCATTATAACTATTTCTTTTTTTCTTTCATCCGTTACTTGGAATGCCTTAATAATGTACTCGCCACTATTATAGACAATCTTATTGATTTGAGATAAATTAGGATAGTCATCATAACGAATAGTAAACTCGTAGATATTGTCTAAAGATATTTTACCATCTTCTAAATTTCTAAAGCCTTGTTTTGCTCTAATCTTTGCCCAAACTACCTTTTGGTCTACAAATGTACCGAAGTAACCACCTGTACCATCCGAGCCTGTTTGTAAAGTTTGAATTGCAATTTGATTTCTTAAACTCCCTGCTCTCATTAGATACCAAATAAAGTGTTTCTACAATATGGTTGTGCTTGTCTTTTAGCATCCGAACTTAACTCATATGCTTGGTCATAAATAGAGTAATTTTCCCTATTCTCGTAGTCAGTAGACACTTGTTTTAATATGGCTAATTTTAAGCCTTTAGGACACACTGCAAACCCTGCTTCGTACTCTATTGTCAAACCAACAGTAGAATAAGCCTCAAGCATCTTATATTGCAATCCACGAGCCGTATACTCTAACGCTACATCATCATCATTTACAACCGACTCAATTAAGGTTACTGGACCATAAGGAATCTCTTGTGGAATGTGAAAATAGAACCAATACGCTCTTAAAGTTTTTTCGCCTAAAGATAGTCCTGTAAACTTCTCTATTCGTTCCCTTGCAGAAGTAATAAGTTCTTCTATTAGGTCATTCTCCGAATCCGAAGAAATACGCATATAGTCTTTAGCCTCTTGTAAGGTAACAGGCTCTACTGAAAGGTCTGTAATAATTTCAATTTGAAATTCCGAGTTAATCATTATTCTGCTTTTTCTAAACCTAATTCGTTAATCACAATATCAGAAACATAACTATTGTCAGTTCCCCAATTTGCAAATTGTTCTTCTGTTAAACTTAAATTACCCTCTGCTAATTGTTTGCCGTCCTCTGCACATAACTTATAATAAGTTGAGCAAGTAACCGCTTGAACATCAAAAGGTAAAACTAATACATCAATTTGAGTAATAGTGCCTAAAACACCTACACTACTCGGCTTTAATTGAATCATCTTTTTTGTCTACTAAATTTAAAACTTCTTTTAATTGAAATAATGCTTGTGCAATCGTTGCCGATTCATCTAAATTAAAGCATCCTTTTGTGTTTGCTATATTAAGTCCTTGACCTAAAATAGAATATATTTGTTCGTTGTTCATTTTGCTAAATTAAGACTTTTAAACGATAGTTAAAACACCTAAATTACTATAAATATCTCCTGCTGATAAACCTACTGGCGAAGTTGGTATATTAGCAATATTAATTACACCACTTGGTTTAATTCGCATTCTTTCTGTTTGACTAAAAGTCCCCCCACTTGTTAATCCACTATTGTTATAAAATACAGTTGCACCACCAGCCAATTCAATACTTGAAGCAGTTGTAGCAGTTGCAGTATAAACCCCAGCAGAATTATAGTAATTATTTGAAGCTATTGTTGTTGAGCCTCCTAATTGATAAATAAAACCAGTATCAGCAGATAAATCGTTATTTAATTTAATATTGTAATTATCCCCACCACCAAAATAAGAATAGTTAGTTAAAAATCTTGTAGCCGTTGCATTACCACTCACTCTCGCAGTACCATTTACATCTAACTTGTAGCCTGCGTTGGTTGCAGAACCCAAAGCCAAATTCCCATCTGAAAACAAACGCATTCTTTCGGTATTGTTAGTTCTAAAAGCAAAATCGTGATTTGTAAAAGTTCCAATTCCTGCACCAAAATATGAAAATAATTGGACTTCACTTGTACCATCAGTAATAGTTAATCCGTTTTTAACTGCCATTTGCCACCCAGCAGCAGCATTTGTTGTTCTACCAACGCAAATTGTACCATCTGATAAGATACGCATTCTTTCAGTTACTCCTGCACCAGTACCAAATTTAATTGAAGAAGCAATACCATCCGCAGCAAAAGACATATTTGTATTTGCCGAATACATAAAGGCTTCATTTGCTTGTAAAACTCCATAAGTTGAATAATTACTTCCTAAAGCACCGAATAAATGTGTGTAAGTACCATTAGAGTATTTTGTTACTGCAATAGCAGAACTTCCTGCATTTGGATTTGTAATTTTTAATCCTTGTTGAGAGTTTGCATCCGAATAAACCTCTAATTTATCAGAAGGGCTTGCAGTTCCTATACCTACGCTCGTACCATTATCATAAACTAAAGAATTTCCTAAAGCACTTGCTCCTGTAAACTTTGGTAAGTAATTAGTTGTTCCCGTTCCTGTGATAGGATTTGTTAAAGCGTTTTGCTTGTTATTAAATGTAGTCCAATCAGCACTACTTAAAGCACCTCTATTTGTTGCTGAAGCCGTAGGTAAGTTAAAAGTATGCGTAGAAGTAGCAGAAGAAATACCGAAGTCAGTTCCACTTGTTCCTACTGCAAATGTTTGCGTTAAAGCAGTTAATCCGTTTAAAGAAGTTATACCTGTGTCGGTATCTGCGTAGTTAGGTACATTTAAAACACCTGTTGTAGAGTTGTAAGTAGCTGCCCCCGAAGTACCTGTTGTAGTTAAAGAAATAGCACCTCTTGCTCTTGCATCAGTAAAGTAAAGGTTTGTTCCTTCTGTTACTTGTGTTGTTGTGTAATCTCCAGAAGTAGCTACAACCGCACCTGTTCTACCGAATACTGAAGTAACTGCATCTGTATTGTCATCAGTCCAAGAAGCGGTAACACTACCACCATCTTGTTGGTTTAAAGTTAAAGTTTTAGTTGTTGTTCCTGTAACCGCAGCACTTACAATAGAATCATTATAAGCCGTATCCCAAGTTGTTTGTTTAGCCGTTGTTGGTATTCCGTAACCTGAAGTAGTTGATAAAACACCTGTTGTAGAATTATAATCTAATCCTGTAACGCTTTCACTAAAAGCACTTCTTGAACGAGCATCTGTATAATAAAGATTTGAACCCTCTGAAATATTACTTGTGCTTCCTGCTACTTTAGTCCATAAACCTGTTGAGGTTACATATTGTAAAATATCTCCATTAGAAGGATTTTGAGCAGCCACATTATGCAACTCATCCATTTCGTAGCCGTTTTGAATGTTTACCTCAATCTGTCCTAAAGTTGGATGTGAACGAGTAATAATACCCACATAAACCAAATGATTAGGAGCATATTGTTTA